AAGGGGGAATGCACGCATATTATAGGCACTATCTTTCGGATTTTCAAGTGCGGTTGGGACGGGTAGTGGCGTTGACTACGGGAACTGGCGGCGGTAATCTTCAAGCCATTCCTCGCCCATCAATTCTACCAGTTTTTCGTGGGTGAGGTTGTCAATCCATTCAAGACAGGCTTTAAAGCGCTGCTTGTTTTCCTCCGGTGTAATTTCTTCAGGCATGGAAGTGAGTAGGACTACTTGCCTTCCAGCGCAGTGATTTTGGCTTCAAGAGTTTCAATGCGCTCCATTGCTTCCTGCAAAGCCTTGACGGCCTTCATGTAGAGGACGGATAGATTGATGCCTTTGGTAACTTCGCCTGTTTCTTTACCGTTTTCATCGCGGTCAAGAATTTCAAAAACAAGGTTGGGGCTAACTTGCTCAAGTTCCTGAGCAATCGGACTAATTTGACGGTGAGTTTCGTATCCAGTCTCCTCTTTGAAGTTCCAGTTGCGAATGCGAAACGCTTTTACATCTTTCCACTGTGAACTTGCATCAACAATATTTTCTTTTAACTTTTGATCGGAAATACTGGTATAGCTACCATTCGTATTGGTGACGTTGCCATTTGTTGTCACTTGAAATGAAACAGTACCATTTAATGGAGCAGTAGCTGAATACGCGCCTCTAAATAAATAGTTTGCACTGCCAGCAGCGCTGGAGCTGCTGGCAATAAAAACATCAGGGTTTGTGCTATAAACGCCGCTTTTGCCATCATTATTTATCTGCATTTTTGTCGTAGGACTAGCCGACCCGGATGGCGTAGTGGAGAACACTAGGCGCGAGGGCATGGAGCCACTAGCTGGCGTCCCATCAGTTGTTGCGCGAATTGTTGCACCAGTCCTAAAGTTAGTGCCATCATTGCCGGTGAAATTTATGATGCCAAGGTCAGTAGTCCCTACTAAAGCATTGGTGCCTGTTGTATTTGTTTGTGAAATACCAAAATTCAAGGTAGGTGGATAGCCAGAAAGCGAATAATTTAATATTGAGATTCCGTTACTGTAGGTATTTGTAGTGGTTTGAACTTGATAGAATGGTGTAGTGTTGTCTGCGGCTAGGTAGAAATTACTACACGCAGTAGACGTGCCAACTAAGAGCCTGCGACTCGTATCAATTCTTGCCGCTTCAGTTGCGCCAATCCCAAACGAGATAACTCCATCTCCAGAGTTCCTCATCTGAATCTGAAGATTCTGGCCGGAGTTGCCAATGTAGCTACCGTTGGATGCTCCGTACGTTCCCCCGCTGTCAGGAATAATAAAGTAATTGCCTTGCTGCAGTAGAACGTTACCGCCACTTACATGGAGTTTTTCGCTAGGCCCAATAGTGCCAATCCCTAATCGGCCCGAAGAATCAAATCTCGCAACTTCGCTATAAGGATTAGCGCCAACACCAAAAAGAATACCAGCTTGTCCCGCTAGTCCTAGATATGTACTTGAAGTTCCGCTTGCATCAAGAACCGCAGATTGTGTTTTGAACAAACCATAATTTCCCCACGCAGTAGAAGTTAACGTAATTCCAGCGCCTTGCGTAGAATTGGACACAAGACTAAAATAAGTTGCAGCACTTCCCCCAGCGTTTGAATTTATAACTTGTGCTGTTGGCTGGCTGTCATTGTTATTTTTGGCAACAGTCAACAAATAGCCGGGGCTAGTAGTTCCTATGCCTAGTCCAGTTGGCGTAAGGCGCATCCTCTCCGTGGGAGTTGATGCAGTGCTGTAGGAAGAAACCGCGAAAGCAAGTGCTCCTCCGTTATTTCCCGCTGCATTTGGGTTTAGCCCCTGAATTGCAGCTGCTGCTTCATTCCCGCCATAGGTATTGGCCAACCAAAAATCAATTTGGGCAATGTTGGAAGCACTTGCGGCTGAACCATTCCGAAGGCTTAAGATATTTGCAGTAGTAGAAGAGCCAAACACGCCATTCAGATGTAATAACGTCTGCGGGCTAGTAGTCCCCAAGCCTAATCGCCCACTGGAATCCAACGTCATCGCCGGAGTGAAGCTGATGGTATTGCCTGCGGTGCCGGAGGGGGCGTTGTACCAAACGTGCGCACCGGCAATTTGATTATAGTAAGAAGCTGCGGCAGTAGATTTGTATTTATATGTTGTGTTGTAGTAAGCATTTCCAATTATTCCAACTTGATTGGTAAATCCAAAAACACCACCATAAGAGGAAATATCTAAGCCGACAAGTCCACTCCAAACACTCGGCGTAACCCCAATCCCAACGTTGCCGCTGCTGTCCAGGCGCATTTTTTCATTATTATTGGTGCCAAGTATTAAGTCTCCATTAGATTTGTTAAAAAAATAAGTGGTTGTATTTATTTGCCCCCAAAACGAAGAGCCTGTTGTGCCAACAGAATCATCTAAGACAATGGTTGGGAGACTAGTGCTAATTGCAAGACCGGTAGAACTTGAAGAAAGGCTGGCTTGAAGAATTGCGGTTGGGTTACTTGTAGCAACACCAAGATTCCCGCTCGCATCCACATACAACCGCCCAGCCCCACTAGTACTGATGGCTAGTTGGTCTGTGCCTGGAGAGTAGATTCCAGGTGCATAAGTAGTTCCGGTACCAACAGCAACCGCAGGTGCCGTAGCCGAACCAGTTGACACTACGGAAAGATTACCGTTTGAATCAATTGTGGATCGAAGAATTCCTGCAGTAGCAAAACCTAACGTAGAAATACCAGCTAAGTAAAGTCCTGTTGTTTTTGTTGTATTAAACGTAATGCTAGGTGTTGCGGCTGTACCGTCTGGGTAACTGACGCCAACATTGACATAATCTGCGCCAGCAAGAACAACACCCCAGAAAGCCTCTCCAGTTTTAGGCGCGGAACTAAAAACAATGTTGGTACCGGAAAATTTAAAACCTTCTGCACCCGTTGGATCAGGTTTCTGCGGTACACCGCCAACAGAGATCAGAACGTTCTGCTCATTAAGGGGGAAGGGTACAGGAGCAACTCCGTTAACTTTAAGGGCAAATGATGTCGTTGTACCATTAAAACTTGCGCTTAAGCTATCGATCAAAAGATAAGATGAATAAGCAGCTTGCAGAGTATTCCCCAGGTACATGGTTTTACTTCACCTCAGTAGTATCAATTGTAGCTGTAGCAGGCTCCGCAGCGACCGTAAACTCAACAGGGGAGGGCACGGATTTTGAAACCGCAAAAGAAGCCGTTTCAAGGGCAAGATCTGACTCGGGATCTAAAACTTGTACAGGCTCTGTGACCGTTGCAGTAGCCGGCGCGGAAGGTGGGGCCACTTCTTCAACTGTCACAGCCTCTGCTTCATGTTCAGCCACTACATTGGCCGGAGTTTCCACTGGTTCAGGAGCCTCTTCTTTTGGCTTAGTATTAGGACCCGCCGTAGAGGGTTTTTCCGGCCAAATAATACCAATCGGGTCACAATCAGCAAAGGTTTGTGGGATATCCCTTAAGACCTGGCGATAAACGGCCCATGCATGTTGATCTACCGTGCAACCGGGAATCATTGTCCAATCAGACGCTGCTAATTCCTTGTCACGTCTTTCAATTGCCTGCTCCCACGTATATGGCCTTACGCCAGGATTTGGTTTTGGCTCGTTACCCTCTTCCACCCATTGCAAATAAATGGTGTAATCAGAATTTGTTTCATCTGCTGGAATTAATGCATTATCTTCTAGGCGCAGGATGCTGCTTGAATCTGTTAGCTGGTACATTATGAAACCTCCGCAGAGTAAGTAATGCTTGCTGTTGCCTTAGACGTTTGAGATTCAACAAGGACTTCACCGTTGCCACTATAGCTATATCCTGCACCACCGCCAGCTGCCGTTGGCGTTGTTCTCATTGTGACAATATGGTATTTGGCTTGATTTAACAGCGACGTATCCACAATCCAAGCAGCGCTTGTCTTTTGGTAATAGCGCTGACACAATCCAAGCTCTTGTTGATAGCTACGCTGTTCAAAAGTGCTGCTTACTAATCCGGCTTCAAGTTGTACGTTACCAATTGTCCATGTCCCACTGGTTTGTGAGCCAACAGTGAATACAATTTCAACTCCAGTTGTAGCAGCTGCGGGAATTGCAATATTTGCTGAATACCGTGTCACCGTACTTGAAACCGTAAACGTACCTGTAGCAATTTGCGTCCTAGTTGCTGTACCAACGGTGCCAAAAGTATCAGTTGACGTAGCGTAATATGCGGTCCAGGTTACTGTTGTTAATAGAGAATTGGCCAGGTCAACGCTGAGAGTAGCGTTGCTACCAGCAAGATCATAAGAATTGAGTGCTTCGATACGTTGGCCAATGCCAACAGCTGTAACAGAAGCCGCACCTGTGATCTGCAAACGGTTTCTAACCGCACCAGAACCAGAAACTTGTGCTGCCGTAACGTTTGCACCAGTGGAGTAGACATACCAACGATCAACGGTGGGATAGCCGGTACTGGCAGTTGGAACCGCCGTACCAGCAGTTACCGTAGCTGATGTACCGCGTTGTGCAATCTGCATTGCACCGTTGATCAGGCGATTACGAAAAGGGCCAACAACACTGAATACGTTGGAGTTAAGTTGGTTGGCATCAACTTGAGTAAGTGCCATTATGTCTGCTGCAGATAACTAATGGTTACATCCAATGCCGAGGCAGTATCAGAGCTGGCTCGAAGGATATCGTTTGCCGTCATGATAATTTTACTGCCTGAGATCATTTCAAGAGATGAACCGGCAGGTACGGGGGCATTCTTCAACAGATAAACACCAGTTCCCCCACTTGGTAGCAAGTACACATTACTGTTAGCGCTGCTTCCGGTTTTATTAGATACCAGGATGCTCAAAATGATCAATGTTGCTGAGCCGCCAGCCGTAACAATATCAAAAGTTGTCGCAGTATTGGATTCGTTTGTGCCTGTGGTGGATTGCACCAAGCTGGACTTTGTACTTCTTGTGAATGTATTTGCCATGTCAGCCTAGAGCAACGATGAGGGCGAGGTTGTCAGAGGAAGTAAACGTCCCCCCAATTGAAACATTACCTGTAATAGCAACATTTCCGGGGATGGTGATAGCACCAGATGAATCTATTGTAAGCCCTGCCACACCATTGGTTACCAGTGCAACGGAACCTAACACGGGACTATAGATGCCGGTGCTGGCACTATTAGCAAATTTAATAGCACAGCTGGACAGCGAACCGGGCGATAGACTGATGTTTGTGCAATCTTCACGCAAAAGCGGATAGCCACCCGCCTTGACGCCATTGTTGACGACAACCGTATTCTTCGTGATATCTACAACAACTTCACCAACAGCTCCAGTGAAGCCGCTGATATCGGTCGTCGTGCCTCTACGAAATTGTACTTGTGTTGACATAATACTATCCTAACGCAATTGCAATCGCAGTAGCAAAATCCTGCGAAGCAAAAGTTCCTGTCTCATCTGGAATTGTCATCGTACGGTTTGCTGTCAAAGTAGTAGGGGTAAAGGTAACGGCGTAACTACTGGATCCTCCTGCCCGGCCATTGAGAATAATGCCATCTTGCGTTGAGGTCTGCCTAAAAGTTTGCCCAGTGGTATTTGTAAAGGTATTGGCGCCAGTAAAAGCGTTATTACTCCCTAGGTAAGCAATGGTGCCCCCTGCCCCAAAGGCGATGGTGGATCCATCTGTACCGGTAAATGTCAGCGTATTGGATGCTGTCAGGGTTTTACCATCAGCAACAGCCAGGGTGGATCCCGTGGCGGGAGCTGTGATGGCTAATTTATTGATGCTCGTAGCAGATGCAACACCCAAGGTAGGGGTAACCAGCGTTGGTGATGTTGCAAGCACAACCGCGCCGGATCCTGTTACAACCGTAATTCCTGTACCATTGATTTTTAGAACGTTACCGGTAGCCGCCGTATCAAAGGTCTTATTTGTTAAGACATCCGTTGTTGCCTTACCAATTAGCGTATCAGTAGCGGCAGGTAACGTAAGGGCACCAGAGGCGGTGGCAGAAGCCAGTAGGGAAGTTGTTCCAGAAGTTGAACCACTGAAATTTGCTCCCGCGCTACCAATTGTTGGTGTAACCAAGGACGGTGACGTAGCAAAAACAAGGGAACCCGTTCCTGTTTCGTCGCTGATTACGCCAGCCAGTTGAGAAGATGTTGTAGAAGAGAAGAAGGAAAGGTTATTGGTGCTTAAAGCGATCGTCCCAGAAGCATCTTGAAGAGTGGCTGTACGGGTTGCGGTTGGGTTTGTGACGACAAGTTTTGTTGAATTGACGCTAGATACGGTACCTTGAAATATCAAGGCGCTTGCGGTACCATCTAGATATAAAGAATTGGCGGCACCGAGGGTTCCACCGTAGAGCGTCGTTGCCGTAAGGGATGTTAAACCAGCTACCGTACTTGTATTGCCGCCAAGGGCAATAGAAGTGCTACCGATCTGGATGTTGGAATTAGCAAGCTGGCTATTTGGTATTGCGCTGGTACCAAATGTCCCTGTACTGGAGTTATACGTTAAACCGGAGCCTACAGCGACGCCGAGACTTCCACGAATATTGGCATCAGTAACAACAGCAAAATCGTAATTGCCAGTCGAGCTGCTATAAGTGAGCGTGCCATATCCGGTACCGGTTGTAGAAGCGGAAAGAACCCCTCGGATATTGGCCGAAGTGACTACATTGTAAGTGATCGTCCCGGTACTGCTGTTGTAGCTAAGGCTGCCAAAACCTGTACCGCTATTGGCAACCGAAATTGAATTCAACAGCGCCAGGGTACCGCTGGCATCTGGCAACAGGATTGATCTTGTACCCGTAGGATCTATGACGTTAAGTGTTGTTTTGTTTGCATCAGCAGTTGCACCTTCAAAAATGATGCCGGTGCTTCCTAGGGTGATGCTGCTAGCTGCTCCCGCTGCACCTGAAATGATGTTGGTGCTTCCTGTTACCGTCGTAGCGGTAAGACTTGTGAGACCAGAAATGGTACTAGAAGAACCACCAAGCGCAACCGTGGTACTACCAAATGTTACTGAGCTGTTTGCTAACTGGCTGTTTGGGATGGAGCTGGTACCAAATTGACCTGTGCTCGTGCTGTATGTAAGACCAGATCCCGAGGCTACGCTAAGGCTTCCACGAATGTTTGCATCGGTAACAACCGTATAGGTAAATAAACCGGTTAACGTGTTATAAGCCAGTGAACCATAACCTGTGCCACTATTACTTACTGAAAGCGCCCCAAATACACGCGCATTGGTGTAATAAAGATTGCTACCCTCAAGCAGATCTGATGTAGTATTACCGGCAAAATCTAACTTGTCGGTTGGCGTATTGACTTCTTGGAATAAACCGTTGACTAAAGCTAAGGGTTTTCTGGTTGCCATATCTAGCTCAGCTTTATTGGAGGATTAAGTTGGATGGAAAACTGAGTTGCCGTCACAGCTTGTCCAACATTGGTGACATACTTTCCGGCCCCACTTGGTGGCGTCGTTGTGATTAACCCAGCAGTACCCGCAGATAGATAATAATCGTTGCCTACACTCAATCCAGATGTTCCAAGGATACCTGCAACCAAAATTTGTATTAGATTTCCTACTGTCTGTGTTTCATTGGCAAATCCAGCGACATGAGCCTGGGCTTCCGTACCGTTTGCAATTGCTAAATACGCAAGTCCTGTTGAATGATTTAAATAAACAGCTTGTCCTTGTGATATTGTTTCACCAGCAAGAACCTTAAACCCTACATCCGGGGCCACATAAGCGGGGAACCCTTCTTTAAGGTCGATGATGGCATCAACAAGACCTCTATAATTGGGCGCGTAGGGTTCCCGAGTCATTGCAAAGCCATTACCGGACATCAAGTCCACGAGTGCTTCAATCGCACCTACTATATTGGGATCGTAGGTAGCGGTCACACCTGTACTTATTCTTGCTTTATTCTAAGTTGTTGAACCCATTAGAATAGGGGAAGCATATTAAGTTGAACGTGGGCCTAGACATTATTTTTGCAGCTGCTTCTGGGGCCATCGGAGCATTCACCGGTATCAGCAAGGCTTTTGCTGGCTTTCAAAATAAAATTGACCGGCGCCTGGAGCGTATTGAAGACGATTTGGATACCCTAGAGGATCGCGTCATCCGTGATTACGTGCTGAAAGAAGATTTCAGGCGTGAAATGGAAGCCGTACATAAAAAACTGGATCGTATTCTGGATTATTTGATACGAACTGGGGGATTGACGAGTTAAGTCGCCAACCACGACGAACTGGCTGAATCATAAATATACATTTTGCTTAAAGATTTATCGTAGTGCAACTGCCCATTAACAGGATTAGATGGTTTGCCTGCAAAAATAGATGCCACTGCTTTAGTGGTTTGCCAGGCAGAACCATCATAAATCTTAAAAATTTGAGTGCTTACTGTATCTAGCCAGGATTCCCCCTTGGAAAGGCTTGTGTAGCCCGTTGGGAGAAGGTTTGGGGCCGTACTACCGATGAAGGTTGGGCCGACCTTGATGAGCCCTGTACTAGGCGATGCGGTATTGTCCGCGAAGTAAAGGCCGGGATCTCCGGGGTTGTTGTTTACAGCGACCTCAGCGGGTCCCAACCGTGTCGGTAAAGGGCGATCGTACAAAAGCGAAGAACGCCGACTTAAAACCTGTTCCGTCATGGCAAAATGTGGTTAATCGTAGGTGCCGCAATCGATTACGGTGGGCTGAGCCGTAAGCGGATCGTAGGTGCTGCAATCTATTGTACTCATTGCAACCGCAATACCTGTGCCAGATCCAACCCCAGTTGCTTGAAATTCAATATATTGGGCGTTGGATGCTGCACCAATAGCCGTAAAGTCCGTGGTGCCGACGCTATCAATGACATACCAAGCTCCAATAACGAAAGAACCTGCCGCTACCAGCGTATTGAGCGGATCCATGGGCAAACCATTCAAATATTGCCCTGCATCAATTAAACCAAATTGATAGTTATTGGTGTAATTGATTAATGGCTCATTCAAAAATCCAAATTTTGTACTAACAATGAGCGTTGGATTAAGGTTTACAACTTTGCTAACAACAGAAATCAAGCGTTGCGTGCTGTTCTGAAGAGTGCCATCTGCAGCTACAATATTTCCGTTTGCATCCCTTTGAATATTATCTGTCAACAATGATGTAAGTATGTAAGGTTGATAATTGCCAGTAGATTGCGGTTGATTTTTGAAATCTTTTGTTTGTGCCGCACCACGCCAATCTTTACCCATCTTTAGCATGGCGAGGCGTTCAGCGCCTTGCTTAACGCGGGAATGTTCTTTCCTTAGGTTTCCGTAGAACAAATCCGCTCCATCACCTACTGGATGATCACTTGGTTCTTTTATCCAAGCTGAAACATAATCATGTTCTTTTAAGTTTTGGATAGAACAGTAACCGGAAGTGGTTTGTGCGTAAGGATAAGCAATTGTAAAAGTATTGGCATCTTGTACGCTGCTAATACTGTATTGGCCGCTTAATACCGCTCCACTTGTAACCACAAGTTGCACTTTTGTATTTGCTGTCAACCCATGATTTAAGGCTGTGATGAGTACACTAGTGGTGCCCGATTGAACAAAAGATCCTGAAATGTTTAACGGCGCACTTCCTTCCTCGTGCATCAAAGAGAAAAGGGAAGCGTAAATATGCTTGCACCAGCGGAGTTGATAGTATTGCAATCCGGTGTAGCACGTATCTTGCTTATCCCCGTAATCAGGTAATTGATAAAAATCGTTGCTTGCCACGTAACCTAAATCACTAAACACCCCAATATTTTCCCGCAAATTTGTAATGCTGTTATCTTTATTTAATATTGTGCCCGGCTTGGTTGATGTGATTGCGCTTTGTGGGAATTTATTCCTACTATTACTGCTGTAAAGATCATACGATTCCCGCCTTGTGTAGTCTTGGCAAGTGCATTGATAACGTAATTCTGTGGTAAGAAAATTGCCAACTAAAAATCCACGATGAGCCGGCGTTACGATGTCGGTCATTGTGTCAACAGTTTTTGCGCCATAGCTATGGCTGCGTTGGCAAACGATTTCATTATTTGTTACGTCAATAGACTTTACCGTATAACCAACATAATCGTCATAATTAAATTTCTCGATCAACCTATACACGATTGCGTTGCCGCTGGTTGAACCATTTTCAATTGTTGTAACCGTAAAAGCAATGCTTGAAGTTACGGTAATTAAATACAACCCTGAAATAACGTTTCCAGTTGTGGCATTTAAGTTGATTTCGTTGCCAGTAGCAAGCCCGTGCGCCGTGTTACATGTAACCGTTACGGTGCTTCCCGTCCGCGAGTAGGTTGCAGTGATACCAGGATCCGCCTCACTGATGCGGTCAGTAATCCTTTCGCCAATTAATGAATTACTTGGTGCAGGCAAATAACGAACTTTGGCTCTGGTTTCCGTCCAGCGGGAGTCAGAAAATCCTGTGGATAAAGCAGCCGAAACATTTCCTACGGTCGTTGCGCTAATGGCTGATGTACATGTAAAGGTATCATTTGTTTTTGCTGTAATAGCAAGCGTCGCCGTAGTAGCTGTTCCGCTAAGGAATGACAGGTAAATATTATCGCCAAGTTGATAACCGTGCCTGGGCATGGAGACTGTTATTGTAAAACCCGATTGAGAATAGGGGGCAACTGAAGCATCCCCCAAGTAGCACACACCGAGAATGGGCAAGCCAAAATCATAGAAATTCAAAGCATTGGCGTCACGCATTGCCACGATATGCTCTCCTGTTTCCGTTGAAGAACTTGGGTACGTGAACAGCCTTGCAGGTATGAAAATTCCTGGATATTGTTGAAAGGCACAATATGAACGATAATCGCCTATGTCACCCCTCTTGGTTGAAGCAGATGCAAATACGCTCTGCATAACGGTATAAATTTCGTACCCACGCCGCCAACGGGCCCATAAAGAGTCCCGATCGTAAAAGCGAATACGACTCTTGAAATCATCTTTGTGTGGCGTAAACTTAAAAGGATTATCAGCAACTCCGTAATTACTGAGTGCAGATATCTTATCCCCAGGACTATTAAATCCTTTTGTTATACTATCGTTAAATTTGCCGGTAAACCCGTCAAATCGAGCCATGGCAATTGATCAATAGTAGCCGCCTTGCAAGTTGATATAGAAACCGTTTGTAAGTGCTGTGGTGCCACCAACTGCGGCATACAAAGCAGATCCGTTGCCAATCATCAGTCCACGCATTTTGGGAGATACTGTACTATTGGTGCTGGTAAAATTCGATCCACTATGCACAACAGGTTGGTTAACCAAAGGCAAAATACTATTCAAAGTCAAGCTATAGTTAATATTTGCTGCAATGCTAGGAATACTTACCGTAAAAAGAGGGAAAAATTGATTGGTACTTGTGATACTGCTCACGTTAACAAGATAAAAACAAAAGTCCGTGGGTGGATAGAATGTTACGTTACCGCTGGTAGTTAGTGTTGACGCACTGACGCCAGCAAAAGTATTTGCGGTGATTGCAGTAACTGTAAGGACTTCATCCACGCCACTGCCAGTTGTGTAATCCAAATATACTTTTTGGCCTACTTGAAGGTTGTGGTTAGCGTAGGTAACAGTTAAAGCAGTACCAACTTGATTATAGGTGCCGCCGGAGCCAGTGACTGGAGCAAAGTAGTTATTAGAAAATTGGCTGTATTGGAACCAAATTTCATCAATATATGCGCCACTAATGGAATTATCCGTGCCTGCAGTGTTTACATCAATAAGCTGCGTTGCATTACCAATTGCCGTCGGAATAAGGCTTGTGGCAAAAGATTGGCCCGATGCAACCGTCACCAACGTGCTGTCCAGCAACGGACGGTCAATCATCATAGGCTGTTTATTTGTGCTTGTAGATGACACGTTCTTCTTGACCAGGGGTTCTTAGCTGTATTGTAGCGCAATCAATTATTTCTTTTTGTTTCGCTCTTCAAGTTTAAGTCGGGCTTTCTTCACAGCCTCTCTGCGCTTTTCTTTATCGCTTTCTTTTGGCTCATCACGGCCTTCCGTTTTTTCCCCTGCTTTTTTCTTAAAATGGGCAAGGAGTTCCGGGGGCATTTTTGAAGCCATTACAAACAGTAAAAGGTTACGCTATCCGTATTTTAGTCCTAACAATCAAAGCAGTGTTTGCTCGGCAGAACCGATATCAATTGTACCAGGGGGTGCTGGCGGCATCAGTGGGGTATAGTCCCCGGATAAATGTAAGCCTCGGAATACATTGGCACCTTCTCCGCCCATGATCAAATGAAGCTTATCGCCGGCCATTCGCGTGCGTTTTTCCGGTCCGCGCCCACCACCACCTGAAAAGGATGATTGGATTTGACCTGATCTGGTATGTGCCATTTTAATTAGCCCGATTGATTGTCGTAAGTTCTTTGATAACGCCTGCCTGTATTTGGGTTCACATACGGGTCATCATATACAATACCGTCGCCGCTGTCATAATAATAATGATCACCGCTTTTTCCCACGGAAAAGTAGTTATCTGTTGGTGTTGCATCTGAAGGAGGATTCCACTCGGGAGCAGCCGGCGGCGGCGGCGGTGGCGCAGGGGCGGCTGGTAGGGATGTCGGTGTTGTAGAAGGTTGGCTATCCGTAGTAAGGGTGGAATCTGTTGGCGCCTTATATGAAGCACCTTGTTGAGTATATTTGTTTGTACTTACATTTTTGTTGGCGCCAAAGGCTTCCCCTGCCATTCTTATGGAGGCTAGGTTGGTAGGATCAAGATTGGAAATAGCAAGCCTATTTTGTGCTTGTTGTGCATCTGAAAATGGTAACGCAGAAGCTATATCCGGTGCAGAAACGGTTGGCAGAACCCTAGATGTTTGTTGTGAAGGGAGCTTGCGCCCCGCAAGCCCAGTTGCGCTCTTGCTAGATTGACCCATTTCAAATTTTAAATGTTCCCTTCATACCAATATAAGCCATTCCCTACACGTAGCTCCCTTGCCCGGCGGACATCAAAGCACCTATAATTGCATTTGGTGAGGCAATGGGAATAGTGTTTTGTTGCGCCGCTTGTACGCTAGGTGCATTTAAATCAAAAGCTTGACTTAAACCACCGTAATCCCTGGGTGTGGCCATCGCTTTCAAAACATCTTTTACCTGAGTGGCGTAAGAATTAGCAAACGTTACTGGGTCCGTTTGCGGTTGCGACGCAATTTGCTGCGGTTGCGTTGTTTCACTTTGTTGCGGCTGTCCCCCACCAGCACTAGGAACTCCTAAGGGTGCCGGTTGCCCCAATTTCTGAATTAATTGGTTTGCAACATTTGGGTGCTTATCAAAATAAAAATTCCCGTTTGGAGAAAACATAATGTCATCGGGGTGCTTATTTGCAAGCAGTGATTGCCCACGAAATGATGTCGCTCCCTGCCCCGCCTGCAAATAACCCGACATTAAGTTGGGGTTTTGCAGTATTTGCATAGCCTGGTTGTACTTGTTTCCGTATATTTTTGCTCCAAAACCTGGGTCCGTTACTTGTCCTACAGAGTAAGGGTCATTTGCTACAAACTGTTGAGGGGCTTTTACTAATGATGCAATGCTGGCACCAGGATTTAGCGCTTTCCGTGCAAGGATTGTTTGTAGTACGCCACCGATATCTTTGCCTGGGGCCGCCTCTCCCCCAGCCGTAAATGCTGCTGCGCTTAAATCTTGTGGCGTTAAGCCTAGTAATTCAGAGGTTAATGCCATGATTACCTGAGTTCCTCCATAAAACGGATACGTGTACCAATTGCAACGTCCGCAGGACCAGGTAATGCTTGAATAAATTCTGCACCTTCCCGTTCAAAGCGGTAGCGAGCTTGTTCAGGATTGCGATAGTTTGGAACGTAAAGATGCAACGCCAATCTATCGGTTTCAAACATGTAAATTTGAATCCACGTCTTCAAGGTATCCTTAAAGTCCGTGGTGCTGATTGTCCGTGTCACGTCACCAGCAATATTCTCTAACCGCCCCTTAGGGACTTCGGTATTATTGACGCTACCTGTCATGTCGGTGCGTTTTTCCGCTTCATCACACCGACCAATTTGCTCTACAATCTTGCTATACCAAAAAGAATCTTGAATGTTGTTTAATGCTTCTGCCAGCCGAGCTTGGTCGCCAGCCGGCACCGAGGTTATATTATAACCAAGGTGCCACCGTACTTTTGACTGGTAGAAGGTGTCAAGTTGCATTATTCAACGCGAACTAAGTTCTCTTTGATAATCTCATCCCAGTCTACTCGCTTGATGCTTTTGAGTTGATCTAGGCGTACAAATTTTTCGCCAGGCATCGATGTTTGCAAGTCTTTAATATCGCGTGCTGTTTTAAGACCAACACCTGGCAATGTATCTGCAATTTGCCTGGCGCTGGCAGTATTAATGTTCAACCGAACATCCAAAGGAAAAGTTTCTTTATTTGATGGCTCAGGGGGATTAACGCCATCTTCTTTCAATACTTCACGCAACCGTTCCGTGTTACGTTCTTTTTCGTTGGTTGCGGAAAGATGCGGGACGAGGTTCTCTTTTTCAAGATAATGAACCTCGTCCTGCGCATCGACGCACATTACGATCCCGTCACCATAATCCGAAAGGACTTCAACGAGACCGCCCGTCAGCTTGTACTGGTAAAGCATTTAAGGTTTGAATGCAACTACCAGTACATTAACTGACTTAACCTTTATCAGCCGTTCACGCCGGCACCGTCATCACCACCAATCTGGGACTTAAAGTCAATGAAGCCCTGGATTTCATTCCAGCCTGCAGCATCTGCAGGGCGGAGGTAGTTGATGCGGCACACGATGTAGCCAGTTTTGTTGTTGGCCAGATCGGTAGCGCTGATGCTCACGCCAGAACCGTTTGCGGTCGTGGCAGCAGCGGTCAACACACTATACACACCAAAGGTGGTATTAGAGGTGACCTTGTAGAACATCGAGCTGTAGAAGTCAGCAGCGAGGATACCACCGGAGGTAACGGAGCTGGTGAAGGGCAGTGAGCCGGCAGTGGCGTTACCGTTAGACAGAGCAGCGGTACCCTGGGTCAGGGCACTGGAGGCAACAGTCAGGTAGGCAACAGCGTTACCGATACCAAGTGCTTTGTTGGCGGTAGACACACCAGCGGGGACGCCACTGTTGTCAGGGCCAAACAGAAGCAGGTCGCTGGTGGTACCAACGAGGTCAGCGGTCACAGGCACGCCAGGGAAACCGGGCAGTGCACCGGTACCGTAGCCAACACCGGAAGGGATGTCCTGACCGATCGAAATAGAAGCACCGTAGATGTACGAAGGCTGGCTGCTGGAAGCAGGGACAGTAATCGCACTCAAGTTGTCACGCACACGGTCATCGGGACGACGATCGGGTGAGGGGACAGTAATGGTTGTGAAGGTCTTGGCAGCAGTGGTGCTGGCAATGGGCACATAACCAATAATTTCGTACGCCTCAATACCGGGCCAACCGAAGACACCTTCGTTGTTGTAGCCAGAAAGGCGGTTGACCTGGGTGCCGGGATAAAGTACGCTGCCAGCGTTAGTCTTGTAAGTAGCCATGGGTTAGTTGCCTCCTATCAAACGATGGTGAACGCGGTGGTGCAGAAGTCCTTGTTCAGGTTAGCAAAACCGGCGTACAGCTGCCAAATCAGAATGATAAAGCGGCTGAAGTCGTCGTTGTTGTTAATGAGGACTTGAGCATTGGGGCCACCGATACCAATACCAACCGCCTGGGGACCGAAGAACAGGCCAGGGGGAGTGGTGTGGGTCACGGAGCCAGCACCATCACCGATATCGCAGGTGACAGTCAGGTTGGTGAAGTTGGTTGATTCAAAGAAACGCACACCTTCAAACACGAAGCCGGTAGGCATGATCGGTTCGCCAGCCACAAAAGCAGCTTGGCCATACTGACCACCACCGTAGATGGCTTGGTTGGGACCCATGGCGCCCATCATCGGGTTGCCTTGGCCCATGCCGGGGTAACGTGCAACTTCACGGAAGCCTTGGTCAGCACGCAGATCCTTCATGAAAGAGGGATCAGCAATACAGCGGTAGTAACCATCTTGGAAGACGGGAACGTTACGCTTACGCAGACCTTTGACAACCTCCAGAAGGTCGCTCTTCACGTTAAACTTGTAACGCTCAGAAGCATATTCGGTAGCGGTGTAGGTGCTAACGGTACCGCTGGAGTTGGTGTGGTTGTTGGGGTAGTAGTAACCACCTTGGGTATCGGAGGCTTGGCCGCGTGAGAAGGACTTGTACAGTTCGTCCAGCAGCACGCGATCACGCCAGCGGCGGTAGTCATCCAACAGGGTCAGCGAACCGATGGACTGGTGGAACATGTTAAGGTTCCCGGTGTCCAGCAGCAGGCGCTGAGCGGTCATCAGCGTTTCCCGAGCAATCTTAAAGGTGCTGGGAGCGTTGGCATTGGTCGGGTCAGCAGGACCAGTGTACTCGCGGAGAGACACCAGAACCTTGTCCTTCACAATGGAACGGCTGTTAGCGGTACCAATGGTCTGGTCCTGGGTACGCTCACGGTTGGCCTTGGTACCGGGGTTGCCCCAGAAACGGTACCGGTCCAGCTGAACGGTTTGGCCAGGCTGTTTGGTGAAGTCATGAACAACGACGGGCTCAGCCGCCATTTCCACGATGTAAGCCGGATGGGGGCGGTACAGTTCCGCACCCAACAGCTTCGGGAAATCATTATCAATGAACATGTTGGTTATTCAGCGTAAGGGTTTAGCTGACACCAGGAAGAAGATTCCTGGGTTGATGGCGATTACAACGCCACCAGAAACCTGGAACTTCTGTCCCATTAAGTAAAATTATAGCAACTACTTACTTACGCCTGTTAATAAGAAAATCAAAAACCGCCGATCACGTTGCCGGGGTTATAGGTGTTCGGATTAACGGTACCCATCATGTGAAATGGATTTACTGCACCGTCGCTTGGTTGGAGATCTGCGGGTTGATTCAATCCAATCCCGGCGCTCTCTGGCGTGATTCCACCCGAAATCATGGCGTTACGCATCAGGGCTGCAGCTACTTCTGGATGCTTGGCAGCAGCGGCAGCCGTTGGGGTGCTTGCTTTTTTGGAAGTAGTTTTTTTGCCGCTAGCGACTTGTGCTTTTGCTTTGGCGGCCTTGGCTTTATCGGTATTCATCGGCGTTGTCCACGAGCAGCCATTTGCTGTTGCATCATCATTTGCTGTTGCATTTGGGTGATGGGGAGAGGACCACGGAGAGGCAAGCCGCTCATCATCATGCGTTGTTCGTTGCTGAGGATAGCATCTTGAACAATTTCAGCGCGACGGGTGGTATTGCCCGAAAGCAGGCCCATGGAGCCCAGGGGAGAACCGGGGAGGTTCAAGTGGAGGTAACCAGCCTGCAGATCATCCGCCATGGGGCCACCTTGACCCATCATGGGAACAGCACCAGCGGGACCACCGGCTGGGGCTGCACCTGCGTTGGTCAAGGTAATACCGGCAGGGGCGGGACCGGACATCCGTTGCATCGCCGGGTTATGGGGGTTATTGGCGTAGTTAACGGAGTGACCGGTGGAGCCACCATGCGTTTGGCCGTGAGCACCAAGCTGGGCGGCAGCAGTGGGCTGAGCCAGAAATTGCGAAACTTGGCCCAGGATGCCACCACCGGGGGCGCCGTATTGTGCTGCCATCTGCGCTGCACCACCGGCAGGCTGTTGCCCCATGGCTTGCATTTGGCCGGCAGGGGCCTGAGTAACGTTTTGATAACCCTGCGGCTGTTGGCCACCACGTTGCGGACGCATCTGTATTAACCCCGATTTAATTAGGATTGTATTGCTACCTTTTATTTTAAACTCATTAAACCTGATGCATGAAAAAAGTGCAGCTATTCCGCCATGGGAAGAATTGCTGCACTTATTTTATCCGTTTTACCAATAAATGGATTTTATCGGTTATCCGAGTATCACTCCATCACAAGCAGTTTTTGGCGGAAAACATCAGGATTGGATTGCGCTGCATTTAAGTAACGCCATGCGTTGGCGGGATCACGATCAGCAAGGGTGCCGAAGCTATCCCAGAAGGCTGCAGGATTGCCCTGAGCCTGGGGCTGAGGGGGAACGGGCATCTGAGGGCGCTCGAACTGCTGAGGGGCCGCTGCGGTGGGGATAGGGCGGTATCCGGTATTGATTACAGGAGCGGGGCGATATCCAATCTCTTCATCGGGAATCGGGTAAGGACCATTCTCGCCAAAGAATTGCGTGGTGTAATCAGCAAGGACATCGGGATCGGTCAGAATGATCTCGTATGCCTTATGCTCATTGGCCAATTCTTGCAGCAGGCCAACAGCTTGCACCAGTTGGCTATTGGTGATGATCAGATGATCTTCAAGACTGCAGGAATACTCATTCAGTACGCGAGCAGCATCAGGACCAAAGTGATCAATTACCTCAAGGCTTTTGGGGCTTACCCCGTTTGCCAACAACTGCTCCCGGCTGATTTCCAACGAGGTTGGGGAAGAGTTGCTGAAGGATACCTGGTTGCTGCTGGCTCCAGGCATAGAGGTCAGCGGAGCCTGGTACGGGTTGTTGCTGTACTGGGTTGCCGGCTGTGAACTGTAATTGGCCGGGACGGTTGGTTGACTCGGCGCGGACTGTTGACCCTGGAAGGGGAATTGGACCGGCGAACTCAGGAGTCCGACCACCCGGTTGAATGCCTCCTTGTAGGGGTTCTCCGCTACCGGGGCCGCCACCGGCTGGGCCACCGGGGCCTGCTGGTACGCCTGGGGGTATGATTGAGTAGGCTGGTATTGGGGCGCTACTCCCATCTGGGCCGGCATTTGCGGGGCTGGGGCCGACACCGGCTGGTAAGGTGCCACCCACTGAGGCGTTGTTGCCACCATCGGAGCCTGAGCTGCCGTCTGCTGGGCTACCGGCGCCGCGTAACTGGTCGGCTGGGTCTGGTAAGACTGGGGTGCCGATTGGATCGGCGCTGCGGTATCGGCCTGCATAGGTTACCTCTTTTTGTAAACTCTCTAAAGTTCGGTAAAGGAAGGGGGTGAGATTTAGCCTGGGATCCGCAGCCATGGGAAGGTTGGGTTGCTGCGGATGCGGCGTCTTCATCTGTAGATTGACTAGGTCAATAAACGATGAATAAGCCCTTTGTACTTCCCCGACCATTCTAAACGGAAAACCAGAAAGCATTCCTGCAATCTCGTCATCAGTTTTGGACGGGAAAAGGTACTTCAGTGCTTCAATGCTATCAACACCTAATTCTTGTAGGTTTCTTGTGAAAATTGACTGGTTTAATTTATCTTGTGGAGTATCTTCATAAACCGGTCCCATCCAGCGCCAGCAAATGCTTCTATCGCCATCTGGAATTAGTCCTAAAACCCCATCCGGGATCTGCTTAGTATTGATTACATCATCAATACCAGCCCGTAAAGTTGTTTCGTACTTGGTCTTGGCTCGTTTGAATTTAAGTGCCAGCTTAGGATCGTTGGGATCCTCTGGTGGAATTGGGTAAACCAATCCCAAGGATTGCGCCAAGGTCTTGCGGAAGATTTGTTCTTCCTGGAAGATCATTAGTTCAAAGCAACGGCAAATTCCGTAGGTGTACAGCTGCAAGCATTTTTTCTTTGCTGTTGCACTGACGCGGCCATAGGCAGATTTAATTTCTGTTGCGGTAACGTTTTGGATACTTAAGTCATCAATGCCGCCCAGCGCCAAGCGGATTTCGGAACGGAGTTGATCGACGTAACGAGATTGTTCGGCGCTCACTGCATTGGGCGTGATGAAACCGACACGATCTGTGGGCTCCAGGTTGGCGATAACCCTTGGCACGCGCATACCGGAACCCGGGCGGCCAATGTATCCTGGTGCGTTTCGTGATGTGGGATCCTGTTTGTAAGTAGAACTTGAGAGGCTAAATTCCGATTGGAAACCTGATTGGCTTGAAATACTGGGTCGTTGCGCCGTATCTCCTTCGGCCTTTTCAATGATGTCTTGCTTGGGTCTGGAGGACAGCAGCGTTGGGTTACCAAAGAATGAGAGGTTTGCGCGTATATTTTTAACCATTTCATCGTGGGCAACAACTTGATTGGCGAGCCACTCAAATTCGCCGCTACCCTCGGTGCCAAATGCATCCGGGTTGTTAAAAACTTCTACGCATGGGATAAATTCAAGCGTGTTGACAACCGTTTGCTTGTTTAATGCCGCAAAGGCTTCCGGCATGTCAAACTTCAACTCTTGTTCGCTATGGTACTCTTCAATTTCTGTTGCGGTAATCCGCAGTCGCATGTAACGTTTGTCCGTGGAAAGGCCAACTCCACCAAGGCCACGCGATGACTTTACCTTGTACGGATAAATAATGATGACTTCATCCAGTTCCCCTTCTGGCGTGTAGTAGGTGCGATAAGCATCCTTATCAAACCAGTACAGGCGATACGTTTTTTTAGTGGGCCGAATATAAAAAAGCCCTTTACCGTAGGCCAAAAAGCGGTCCCAAATGGAATCAAGCCTGGCGTCTAACTTATTAAATTTAATGACTTGCTGGATAAAATCAAATCGTTGCGAACCAAAGTTATCTTGATGTGGGTAAAATTCGACACCCTGCCGGATGCCAAACATCTTCATCTGCCCTAAATGTGAATTTATCAGCATCGTGTCTGCCGCACCGCTTGACTCACGGTTTACGGCGGCACGCAGCATTCCATCCAGGGTCGTGTTTGTTTCGCTCATTACACGTTAAATCGCGGTGTGTTTATCCTACTCAATTTCGTAGCCAGCAGCAAGCCGTTTGAACATGATCACGTTGTCCTCTACCTCAATATCAAAGCGCTCACCAGGTACAAGACCCAGGTCATGGCACAATTCATCAGGGAGGGAGAAGACAGCAGAGCCGTAGCCGTCTTGTTCCAGTTCAATGGGAAAGTAGCTGTAATTCATTGAGTGATTACTCAGTTTAGTTCCAGAATACTTTATTGCAGCCTACTTTTGACAGCGGTAGTTTTAGTATTCAAGCTCCAGTTTCCCCCTAGCCATCAAGCCATTGCATAGCCAGACCAACGCATCTACACAATCATCGTGGGAGCTGACCCCAAAGTTAATGATCTCATCCGTTAGCGCTTGGAATTTACGGTATTTATTGAATTTGATCTTATGTTGTTCAAATAAACCCATGATGCCACGAAACCTTGCTACTTTGTCCCCACGAAATCCCTTGACTGGGTGCCATAAAACATTGTAAAGACCGTGCTCAACAAGGCAAATACGTTTGAAATCCGCCTCCAGGGAGGCTTGGTAAGCCACGGCCTCAGACCACACGTCAACGCTGGTTCCTGTTGGGATATACCTAGTGCCTTCTTTGTAAACGATGCCCCATTCAAACATCATTTCCATCATTGCCTCCAACTTTTCCAAGTTGCCCATCAGCCGGATGCGTTTGCAATCAATGACATACACCTTGTCACCAACACGTCCGCCAAGGACAAATACGCTGTAATCATTACGCTCCCGTACGCCAGCAGATAAATCAACCCCGATGCCGAGGCGATCAAACTCGGTTGGAATTTTCCCTTTAATGATCAAGTCGGGGGATAGGGATAGTTCGCTGGTCTGTACAATTTGGTTCTGGTACTGAAAACTGAAGCTGATGGGGGCCTGGCGACGGCGGTCTTGCAGGTATTCCAGCGACCACATTTCTGGCCAGTAGGAGGATTCCTCTCCTGACTCATCCACAATTATTGCTGACTGAACCAGTTGAATCCAGTCTTTTTCGGGGATGAAGGTGGTACCGTGCATATCATCATGGCGGAATCTAGTGCCAAGACAAATTGCTCTTCCGCCTTCAAACATGGTGGGAGTAATAACAGAGTTCCAGTTATCCTCCATTGCCAATCGGATTTCGCGGTTTTTTATTTCGTCGGCGGACTTACAAATGTCATCGATCACGCATAAATGGCTACGCTTAGAAGTAACCGCCCCTTTTAGGCCCGCGCAACATAATGTAAATTCTTCTTCACCTGTAGATTTAACACCAGCAAATTTCCAATCAATGCTCCAATACTCGTTGCTATTGATTCCCTTGGCAATTTTTACCATGGGGAAGATTTCTCTATAGGTTTTGCTTTCTTCAATGATCCTCTTGATGGCCGCGCTTTTAGGCCTGGCTACATCAACCGTGTACGAAATATACAGGATTTTTAACGGCTTCTGATGCAAGGCATGCACGCCAATGGTCCAAGCGCAGAACAAACCTGTGACGGTACTTTTTGCTGACCCACGAGGGCTAAGTATGTCTACGTTCGGGCCACCTATACCAATCAAACATTCGGTATCTTGTCCTGTACACAAGTATTTATGCCACTCTTTATGGTGCGCTGCCGGTGGTTTGTCCCCGACAACATCACAAAAATAAGCAAAATCTGTTCTTGCTCTTTCAACATCTACATCTGATGTCTTCTTTACAATTTGTTGTTTTGCTGCAGCACGCGCAGTCCTGCGGTAAACGCTGTAAAGACTTGTGCCCGCCACTCAGGATTAATCGTATGTTGACTTCAGCATACAGCAAAATCCTTTAAGTTGCCTTTAGGATTCCTCTTGCAGGATTTTGGTCCACACCGCCATGGATGCTTCTTGAAGGGGGCCTTCAATGGGGTCATCGCGAAAAATTAAAAGCATCTCCCTTAATGCACGGTCTGCGCCAGCTAGGATTAGCCCCTGTTTATCGGTTAAGTGCTTTTCATCGTTTAATTGTTTGATGGTGCCACGTAACTCTTTTTGAAGCATGGCAATACGGGATGTTCCCATGTCTTGCTTGACCATGCCCATATCGATGGCATCACGCAACTTTGCAATGTCTTGCTGCATGGCGTCAATTTCTTCCTCCATGATGGCGGCAAAATTACGTTTTTTGTAATTTTCCTTGGCCCAGTCATGGCACTCCACGATGGTTCCCGTAAACCCCAGGAAACGGGAGTACAGGTACATTTGTATTGGAGAGCTTACTTGTTTGCAAAAAGCAAAGAAAGATTCTCTATCTTTTTCGCTTAATTTATCCAGCCAGTTGGTTACGCTTTGTAGGCTTGCCTGGACCATTGGTAATCACGTTGTGCTTTGTAATTATCATACGCTTGTTGCTGCTGTTGCGTGAGGCGCTGTTGAACCCCAGTTTCCGTGGTCTGGGCAACATTGTATTGACCAGCCATTCTGGTTTGTTCGACTCCATACTTACCAGTTGTCTCAGCGCCTTGTACAGCGTATTTACCCGTTGTTTCAGCAACCTGTGTTTGAGCCCCAGCTTCTAGTGCTTTACCTTGTACATCATATTTGCCTGTTGTTTCTGCAACACCTAATTGAGTTTCTTTGGCTGTTTGCGCAACTTGTGTTTGAGCCCCAGCTTCTAGTGCTTTACCTTGTACACCGTATTTACCCGTTGTTTCTGCAACACCTAGTTGAGCTTCTTTTTCTGTTTGCGCAACTTGTGTTTGAGCACCCGCTGCTACTTGTTGTCCTTGGACGTTATATTGTCCCGCCATGCGTTGCTGTTCTACGCCATATTTACCTGTGGTTTCCGCAGCCCCTAATTGTGCTTCTTTAGCCGATTGTGCAACTTGCGTTTGAGCCCCGGCTTGTATTTGCTGTCCTTGAACACCGTATTTACCTGTTGTCTCTGCAACAGATTTTTGCGCTTCTGATTCTATTTGTTGGCCTTGAACATTATATAAACCTGTAGTCTGCGCAACACCTAATTGAGCTTCTTTGGCTGTTTGAGCAACTTGTGTTTGGGCACCTGCCGCTATTTGTTGTCCTTGAACGTTATATTGTCCTGCCATGCGTTGCTGTTCTACACCGTATTTTCCCGTTGTTTCTGCTGCACCAAGTTGCGCTTCTTTGCCCAATTCAGCAGTTCGCGTTTGAGCACCCGCAGCTATCTGTTGCCCTTGAACGTTATATAGGCCTGTGGTCTGCGCAACACCTAGTTGAGCTTCTTTTTCTGTTTGCGCAACTTGTGTTTGAGCCCCCGCTTGTATCTGTTGCCCTTGAACATTGTATAATCCCGCCATGCGTTGCTGCTCTACGCCATATTTACCTGTAGTCTCCGCAGCCCCTAATTGTGCTTCTTTAGCCGATTGTGCAACTTGCGTTTGAGCCCCGGCTTGTATTTGCTGTCCTTGAACATTGTATAATCCCGCCATGCGTTGCTGCTCTACGCCATATTTACCTGTAGTCTCCGCAGTTCCTAGTTGCGCTTCTTTGCCCAATTCGGCAGCTCTTGTTTGAGCACCTGCAGCTATCTGTTGCCCTTGGACGTTGTATAGGCCTGTGGTCTGAGCAACGCCTAGTTGCGCTTCTTTGCCCAATTCGGCAGCTCTTGTTTGAGCCCCCGCTTGTATCTGTTGCCCTTGGACGTTGTATAGGCCTGTGGTCTGAGCAACGCCTAGTTGCGCTTCTTTTGATGTTTGTGCAACTTGTGTTTGTGCTTCTGCTTGTGTTTTTGCTCCTGCTAAGCCATAGGTCCCTTGGATGCTGGCAACATCCCTTTGCCCCCCTACTTGAGCTTGCGTGCCCGCCAAAGTATATTGTCCTTGCAGATTGGCAAGATTGGCTTCGCCCTGGTATTGCGTTTGTAAATTTAAGCGCTGTTGTTCACCTTGTGTTTGTAGCGTGGTGCGTGCTTCTGCGCCTGTTGCTTGGGCCTGCCTAATATTTTGAGTTGTGAAAAAATCACTATTGATGCGATCCAGATTGGACCCCATCCGCATATTGAGAATTTGCTGCTGTTCACTGACATCCATCAATGCTGCTTGGTTTTGCAGCGCTTGACTTTCTACATTTACGACATCAACGTTAGCTGCCATGGCAAATCCTCAGTAAGTACAGTATAGCAAGCTCAGATAAAGCTTAACCAATGGTTCGGGTTATGGCGTACCTGGGATCAGTGCCAAGTTTTGCCGCAGCAACACCTGCAAGCAACTGCTCTGCTATGGATTTATTTAAAGCTGCAGTGCCTTCTGCTGATGTAGCCACTGCTCCCGTTGTGGCAACATTACGAGCAACTTGCCGTGTGGGAGATAAAATGTCCCCTTGCAGCTGGAATCCTAGATCCGCAGCTTTGGCCGCATTAATGTTAGCCAGCCAGGCTGGGGCATATTTTAAGGCAGCTTGATTTGTTACATCAGCAGAAGCACCAAGATAATCCAAGGCATCTTGTGCGTTATACAGCCCATACTGGCCAAGCAAGTTAGATTGACCGGGCGCTCGAATGGTGCCGGTCGCTGCTGCGGTAAGGGGGGAGGAGTAATCTACAGGATTAAAACCTACGCTGGTTTTTGCAGCATTAAAATAATTTGGAATTGAACTATCAATTGCATTGGCGCCAGAATTCAACAGGGGGCTGGTCCGCATGTACTGTTTAAGCCATGGGATATTACCGCTGCTGCTATTAAATGCTGTACCGTAGAAATCTGGAGCAAACGATTGCCCAGAAAGGAGGCTATCAATGAGACCGGAAGCCATGATTAGACATACCCGCCACGGGTCGTAGCAGCATTAATCATCCCACCCATCCCTTGTTGTGCCATGGCTTGTGCGCCTAGCTGGGCTTGGTTCATGGCTTGTGCTCCCTGCGCCAATTGGGTACGGAGTTGGGCACCAGCCGCTTGGCGAAGAAGGTCAGCTTGTGCGCCTTTTTGAATCATGTCAAATTCATAGGGCATCAATATTTTTTGCTGTTGAAGCGCACCCTCTGCTTCCATGATACCCCGCGCTATTTGACCTCTTTCGGGCGAGTTAAAGGCGGTGACGTCTGTATATGTTCTTGGACCGTATTGGCCTGTGAGGCCCGGTGCCACGGGT